TCCCAGCTAGTCCTTTGAACATTAATATAGCCAATACGTCTTGAGTTTTGTTGCTGAACTTAGAGATTATAGGTAATATTTAAAGATTTAACTTATCGTTGTCAAAATTGCTAAGTATAAATTATATCCACTATGTTTTGGAAACAGTATATTACTGCAATACGTCCAAACAATCAGTAGGTACAAATGGCTAATTCAAAGCTAATATCTGTTGCTTAGATAGTAAATCTTAATCTTGAATAAATCACTAAAAATCGAATATTAGAAGTGCAGTTCACTATGACCTATACAAATTTCACTAGTTAAAAGGTTGAATTAACAATTTATCAATAACTAGAAACCTATCCTAAAATTGACTATCTATGAACTGAGGCGCCAAGCTAGCTTGCCCCACCAGCATAGATGCGCCAATGTCTTATGCTAGATTAAAAGCCACATGATTAGATTATCTTAACAAATTCTATTGCTATGCAGTAAACTTAGAATTGAATTTGCTAGCTATATGGAATTTCAAGACGACTGCTTTGAAATCTCAATGCATTGAAATAGGATTGTTAGGTCGTCTGAGCCAACATAAGCTACCATTAGCGGGTGTACTGTAAATCTAAAACGCCAGCTTAGCCGGTTATTATATCAGATGATTTAGTACATTAATTAGTGTAGACGTTACAGCAATGCCCCTTCCATAGCATCATCATTTATACTTAAATATATTAGTCAACAAACCTTCAGGACCTAATTAATCAATAGCATTTCCCAAATAATCTGTTAACATGTACGGATTAGCCCACGGTTTTTAATAGACAAGTGAGTTAATGGCTCACATAGCATAGCCAACTCAGTAATATTAATCTGTACATCACCAATGCTGTACTCAAAGAAACTCAGTGCCAGTATTGTATCCCTTAGTGTATTTAGTCTTATCTTTAGCAATTGGAAATTGGATTAGATCATATTCCTTATATATTTTAGCAGGATTAATTATAGCATCATAGCCTAGATCTATATCGTCACCAAGAACAGCCAAATAAGCAGGAGTAATTTTAAGCTTCTTATGAACAACTCTGCATATGACCAAATTTATTAAAGATCCAAATAAACTAGTAGTTTTAACGCCAGACATAAGACCAGCATGTACTTACATTTGATAATTATTAGATCTATCATATAACACCATGCGCTGATCTATATTATCAGCGATACTATCACACTTTTCATCAAATAACTTAACTAGTTAACCTAACGATCGACATATATCGGACATCATCCACAATTAAACATTATTATCAAATTTGCTAATATCTAACGGCAAATTACCTAAGTTTAATTTATTAGCGCGACAATATATATACTTAAATCGATCAGCTTTGGACATTAAAGCTACTAAACCTAACTAATTAAAATCAGTACCAATTAT